CCCAAAACGAAAACGACAGGCCAAGAGCCGAGGAGGAAACGAAAAATGAATAAAAACGAAAAAGAGATTGCAGCACTTTATCTGTCCGCGTGCCTTGATGAAATGAGGATCGCCGCAAAGTGCAACAACGATGAAGCATACCAGAAAGCCAGCGAGGATTACAAGAGATACAACAAAAAGCTGCGCGACATGCTCGAGATGAAATTTGAAATGTTCGGCCTTGATTATCAGAAGTCAGTCAGAAATCCGTTGAACGAAGTAGCAAAAATAGTACACGTCTTTTACAGCCAGCGCGTGAACGGCGAACAGCTTAAATATCCCGCATAAATCAAACCGGCGGCTTGAGGGGCCACGCCTAAAACGACCCCATCCCACAAAAACAAAAAAACGAGAGGAGCCATAAAAATGAAATTCTTTTCCGATTGCAAGAGCCTGGACGAGCTTAAAGCCGAATATCGCAAGCTTGTGAAGCTTCACCACCCGGATCGGGGCGGCGACGCCGAGACGATGAAAGCTATCAATAACGAATACGAGATTGCTTTTGAACAGCTCAAGAAGCGCCACAACGCGACGCACGACGAGCAGCACCAGACCACCGAGACCGCCGCCGAGTTCATGGACATCATCGAAAAGCTCATGCACATGGAGGGCATCGAGGCGGAGCTGTGCGGAAGCTGGATTTGGTGCAGGGGCAACACCTACGAATACAAGGATCAGCTCAAGGCCATGGGCTTTCAGTGGAGCAAGGCAAAAAAAAGCTGGCATTGGCACCACCCGGAAGAGACGAGCCGCCACTATCGCGGCAAAGCTACCATGGAGCAGATCCGCGAGAAGTACGGCAGCCAGATTTACCAGAGCAATTATCAGGAAGCGAGACTTGGGGCGACGGCGTGAGCCGTCCCCCAGATCAGGGAGGGAACAGAAATGAAAAAGTGGAGCTATTCGTTTATTTTCTGTGATACAGAGGACATTGCAAAGACGATATGTGCACGGCACATGGAAGGCGTTTCGGCCTACGTCAAGAAGAAATACCCGGCAGTATATACCCCGTGGAGCAGCGCGGACGGGAAAGAAAGCTGCTTTGTTGCCTGGGTTCCGGCCTATTCTGTGAGGTGAAGACGATGAAAACACTGATTTATTACATCACTTTTCTGAGGCTTTTGAGCCACCCGGAAATTTACGACGATTGAGGAGGGCGAGACGATGCTTGAAATTAAGAAAAAGGATTTCGAGATACTGCGACGCAAATATCCCGATTCTATCAGTAAATCCATTATGCGCCATGAATGGCAAGGGAAAGTTTGCGAAAAAGGCGATTACATGGCCTTTGAGGGAACTTTAACAGGTGATTGGAGCCGGGGAAGCTGTCTTATCTTTGAACATATTCACTTTGAGATAGTCTAAAATCAAATTGAGGGAGGAACTGAAAAATGAAACCGACGAAGCACGCGACGACCAACTACAGAATGATCCAGCCCTTTATTGACGGGCTGAACGGCGGCACCCATCGCCGATATGAGGCACCCGGCTATATGCCGCTTGTAGTCGAAAGACTCTATGAGGACGGAGCCGCCACGGTCTACAGCCTGACCCACTACGGCGAGCAGAACGGCGACGCCATGAGAGACCCCGACATGGAGTTGAAGATCGACCACGCCGCCGGGACTGTGGAGCCGTTGACCTTCCGTAATGACTACATGGGCATTTTCGATCAGGTTTATATCACCCGAAACGGGCAAAAGCTCTATAGCCCAAGGTTAAGAACGGATCTTGACAGCTTTTTGTGGCAGTGGCTGAAGAACATTCAGGATCAAGGCTTTTTGAAGAATATCTAAACGACAGCCCTCCCGGCCGGGCAAAAGACCGGGAGAAAGGAAAAGCCATGAAAAACACAGCATACGACTATCTGATGTCCGGCGCTTATATGCGCGACGGTGTTTATACGGTCTGGTACAGGACTTACCGCCAAAGCAGCAGCAAATTCAAGTATTTTGAATCGCTCAAGGAGGCCGAAGCCTGGTGCAGACGGCAGCGCGGAAAGATCATAGCCGAGGCGGGGAGCTGGCAGATACTCGACATGCTAAAGGGGGCGCGGCTTTGTGAGCTATAGAGACTATTTGACCCGTTACGGATCGCCGACAGACAGCGCGGAGATACGGCCCTATATCTACATCACCGCGCCGGAGTCGATGAAGGCCACGAAAGACGTGGTTTGGCGTGATGGCATGATAGCCGGGAGCATTGCCGAGCTTGAGCGTATTCTTGCCGATCTCCGCGAATACCGGCAGGCGCTCGCGGCAAGATACGCCGAGCTTGAGACTATGAGTTACAAGTACACGCTTCGCCTTGAGCGCTGCCCCCATTGGCAAGGCCGTATTGAGTATATTGTGACACTCGAAAAGACGATGGAGGACGGGACGCAAACCGACGAAATGCGGGAAGTGTTCAGCGGCAAGGACAGAAAAAAGGCTTTTGACCTTTTCGCCCAGCTCAAGAAAGAGCGCCCCGGCATTGAGGCAATCCAGGACACCGAGAAAAGACGATGGGAAAAATAAAAGCCGGGGATTTTACCCCGGCTTTTACTACAACAGTTACTACAACATAAACCATTTCAAAACGTGCCAAATGAAAACAAATCAGAATAGCAAAAACCCAGTGATTTCAACGCTTTGCGCTGATTTCACTGGGTTTTCCGATGGTGCGAGAGAGGAGACTTGAACTCCTATAAAATCCAGCATTTACAATGCTTTGCGGCTTTCGTACAACATCCGCTACAACTTACCGCCGCAGTCGGGGCAGAACTTGAATTTATGCCCGTCCTCTGCCTGTAGGTATCGCCCGCCGCAGTTCGGGCAGGCGGCAGCTTGCCGGTTGAGCCTTTGCCCCATGATATAGGCGTTTGCTTTGTCTCTGACTTTGGCGTTGTGCTTCCGTTCGATCTCTGTATAGACATCCTGTGTCATGGCTATATTGGCATGACCAAGCCGCGCTTGTGTATCTTTGACGTCAATCTCGGCGCTGTGCATGATCCCGGCGTATGTGTGCCGTAGCTGGTGCGCCGTCGCTTTGACTCCTGTCTCTTTCTGGTAGGCCCGCAGCGCCTTTTCAAGCTGGTACTTTGTCGGCAGGCCATCCGGGAAAAAGACGTAAGTCTCAGGATCGTCGTATTGCGGCAGGATTTCAAGTACGTTATCATACAAGTCAATCTCCCGCTCCCCGGCCTCCGTCTTTGGCCGCTCCTTGATGATCGGCGCTTGACCCTTAAAAGCAATATCCTTGCTGACTGTTGCCTTGTGGTGCTCTCTGTCTATGTCCTTCTCCTGTAGCACGACGGCCTCACCGACACGGCATCCGGAATACTCAAGGAAGTAATACAGCCGACCGATGATGCTTGACGTTTTCGCGGCCTCGATGCGCTCCACGTCGTCATCCGAGGCAGGGCGGCGCTTTTTTGGCGGCTGACCCTTGACAATCGGCAGCGCCGTACAGGGATTCGCCTTGATCTCCCCGGCGGCAAGAGCGTAGTCAAGAATGGACTTGACCATAGACCGCCGGTTAGTGATTCCCTTCTGGGCGTAGCCTTGGGCGGCAATCCGCTTTAGGTATTGTATAATCTGCTGTGCGCTTATCTCGTCAACCTTTGTCTTGCCAAACTCGGCCTTGACCTCTTTAAGCCTCGCCTGGTAGCTCGTCAAGCTGTTGGGGGACAACTGCGGCTCCTTTTCCTCCCACCAATCTGAGGCCACATCCTCAAACGCCCTTGCATTTGCCGTCAGACCTTGGTTTAACCGCCTCAGACACTCGTCTAACTTGTCCTCCACCTCTTTATCCGTCTTGCCGTAAAAATAGCGCCTGCGGCCTCCTATTGTCTTTGAGAGAACGATGAGCCCGTCCGGCCGCATCGTGTACTTTGTCTTCCGTCTGCTCATTTCCGCAGCGCCTCTATGATCTTGACAGCCTGCTCCACGTCCTCGCGTGTCGCGCCCTTTGCCAACTTAAACAGCATCCGCATTTCTGACCGCTCGCGCAGCTCAGTGAGCAGATCAATAACCTCGGCGTACTCGTCGCCCTTTTCGGCGTCGGGTGCGTCGTTTTTTGTTGCCTCGGCGGGCGGCGGCTCCTGTGGCGGCTCGTCCTCGTAGAAGTAGCTGACAGGCACGTCAAAATACTTGCAGATTTTGAGGACTGTAGAGCCGTCGGGAACACCGCCGTTCTTCCATCTTGATGCAGCTGATTTATTGATCCCTATATCAGTGCATACACGGCTTTGTTTAACGTCTTTGTCTCTGCAAAGGCCAATGAACTTATCGTAAAAACTCACAAAAAATCACTCCTGTTTTTGTGCTTTGTGCTGAAACGACAGCAAGACACAACTTTACAGTTGCATTAAGCCATACAGGATGATAAAATGCAATCGTGAAGTTGCAAGACGCAACTTTTTCCGCTTGTGCTACGCTCACAAGCGGAACGAAATGTCCTTGACATTTCGTTATGAGGCTTAATGTCTGACATCCTGCGGCAGCACGGCGCACCCGGCCCCGTAAACCGGGAACGCCGCGCCACAATTGAGCATCGTTCCTCTCTCCGTTTCGGCTATGGTCGGTCGAACGGTTCACCGCTACGGGTCGGTGGTTGAGATTCCGGCGTAACTTTGTGTGTTGTGGTTCACACTTTGAGTCGTGGCTATGCACGACGGCCCTTGAGCCTACGCCGCCCAGCCTCGCCGCCGCTGGTTTGCCGGTAGCAAGACCGAGAGATGCACGGGCGAAGTCAAAAGGTTGCTCAAAGGCGTCCGCGCCGTATACCAATTTACGGCGCTCCCTCCTTTCTTCGCCCCTTGTTGGGGTTACAAGATCAGGGGACTTTGCAAAATGGCCGCTGGAATGGGGGCTTGTGTGGTTACTCTTACTCGCAATTTGAGCATACCACACAAGTTTCCTAAAGTCAACAAAAAGTTTCAAAATATTTCAAAGCAGAACAAATAAGAAAGGGGGACTTGAAACAATGGCGAGAGAGAATGAGACCTTCCGCGCAGAGCTTGAGCAGATCAGAAACGTTTTTGGAATGAAAAACCTGCTGACCGTGACCGACGTAGCCAATTACACCGGCAGGAGCCGGAATTGGGTTCGGCAGAAATTCGGGATTACCGGCAAGGACGGAATTACCGCCGTAAAGCTGGCGCATGAGCTCTCAAGTTTATGAGACATCACAGCAATTGCCGGACACAGCACCCCGGCGCCGTAGTCCCGCAAATGCGCGTCTTTCGTTGCCCCGCTTGCGGGACGCGGCACGTTTATCCAAAGTACAAGGGCCGGACACATCCCGGCCACATCAAAACTTGCTGGTGCTATGTCTGCATGAAAGACACCGACCAGATTCAGGAGGAATAGACAATGGACAGCGTATTCAGTTGGGCGATTCTGACGGCGGCGGCTGTGATCCTTGGCTTGCGCTTCCTGATTCGCCGCACGTCCTACCTCGGCAAAGCTCACAGCGGTTTCAATCCTTGCCCCGGCGCCAACAGCATCTACAGCAATTCGTGGCAGAAATTCGCCACGGGAGGGAGATAAAACATGAGTAACATCCCCGACGATCCCATTATCGCCGCCATGCTTCGGACGGGCTACCCGCCCTGGTATGACGACGACGAACCCGATTTTGACGGCCCCGTCGCCGTCTACGATCCGGAATAGGAGGGCGGCATGTGGTCAAAGGTACAGTTTGACGCTGAGCGGCATATCTACACCGTTGACGGCAAAGTCTACCCGTCCGTTACGGATATATGCTCCATGCTCACGTCCTTCGGGGAGATAAACCCCGCCATTATCCAAAACGCCGCGCGGCGTGGTACGGCAGTCCATGAGCTTTGCGCCATGGTTGACTACGGCTGTGAGACAGACGGCATCCCCTGTGAGCCTGATCTTGTCGGCTACGTCCTCGCTTACATGCGTTTCCTCCGGGACTACAAGCCCGATTGGGAGATGATCGAGCACCGGCTATATTCTCCTGATTTCGGCTATGCCGGGACGCTTGACCGCTTCGGCAAGATCGACGGCAAGCCCTGGCTGATCGACCTCAAGACCACTGCAACGCCGAACCGGGCAACGCGCATAGCGTGGGCCTGTCAGCTCGCCGGTTATGGTGAGCTGTTGCAGAGAGACGGTATCAACATGGCGGACTTGCAGCTAAAAAAGGACGGCACATACCGCCTGATCCGGGCGGACGAGACCGAAAAGAAATATGAGTTCAAGGCTTTCGGTCTGTTCTTTACGCTCTTGAACATCTACAAGCTGACAAGGGGGCCTGCGACATGACCCCCCTGATCTGCCCGAGAAACTGCCCAGACCGCTGCGCCGAGCCCAACTGCCATACGGATTGCCAGCATTATGCCGAGCTTCGCGCCGTCTGCGACAAGGCTGCAGACGAGAGGCGCAAAAGCCAGCTTGTCCGCAGCTTCACCATCGAGAATAAAAACAGCCGCCGAGCGCCGATCAGCGAGAAACGCGCGAGGCTGAAATCTTTTACATCCGGGAGGTAAATAAACATGTACGAAGGAATAACAGCGCTCACCGCAGTCAATGCCGAGGCTTCACTCGCCATCGTGTCCCCTAAAGGCAAGAACTACCTCGTCGATTGCGGCGGCGTATCACAGCAGATTCTCAAAAGGGGCGTTGACTTCGGAGTAATCCCGAAAACCAAGAAGCCGAGCCTCTACAAGTCCGGCGCGGAGAAGATCGCCATGGGCTACCACCTGCTACAGCACTACACCATCGAGTCCAAGATCGAGCAGGCTGGGGAAGAACCCCTGTTTTACTACCTCGTGCGCTGTGACCTATGCAAAGTGTTCAACGGCGTCGAGTACGTCTGGACTTCGGCCTTCGGCAGCGCCAACACCAGCGAGAAAAGAAACGGCTTCAACAGCCCCTACGACGCCGCCAACGGCACGCTCAAGATGGCGCAGAAACGCGCCCTTGTCGCCGCCGCCCTGTCGATCTCCGGTTTGTCCGACGCTTTCACCCAGGACATGGAGAACGAGGAGTTCATGCAGAACGCGCAGGCCCTCATTGATACCGACAAGCCCGATTCCCCCGTCTCTGCCGCGCAGATCAAGCGCCTCTACGCCGTCGGCGGTGAGGCAGGGCTGAACGCCGCCGAGGTCAAGCAGCTCCTCGCGTCTCTTGGCTACACCAGCACCAAGCAGATTCTCCAGAAGGACTATGACAGGGTGATCGACGAGATCAAGAAAAAAGGAGACGGCGCATGAGCATAAAGTTTCGTGTCAACGACGAAAACCCGCTTGTCGCCAGCCACGTCGGCAAGGGAGACAGTTGGGAGTATGTCAGAGTCAAAGGCTCCGGAGGCGACCGAAAGACCATCACGATCTGGGCAGACAACGCCCCGACCGGGATTGAGGAGGGCGACGCTTTCAGGGTTACGCAGATCAACGGCGTCCGCTACGCCAGCCGCAAGGACGCCAAAGGCGAGTGGAGAGACGAGTTTCATGTCAACGCCGATATTGAGCGCGTCGGCCCAGCCCCCGAAGAGCTTAAAAACCGCTACGGCGTCAAAAAGAAGAAATCCAAAGACGGAGACGCCCCGGCTCGCGGCAGCGCCCCCGAGTGGACGCCTCCCCCCAGGGAAGAGAGAGAACCGACGTTCTACGACATCATGACCGGCGTGGACAGCGGAGACGACGGTCTGCCGTTCTAATTTGATCTTATGAGAACGCTGAAAATCAAAACAAGCCTTGTAAAGCCCGCTGACTCTCTCAGCGACGCAGAGCTTGGCCGTCTGTTCCGGGGGATGCTTCAATACGCATCCTCCGGCGCGGAGCCGACACTCAGCGGAACCGAGCGGATTCTCTGGGCAGAGATCAGGGAGGATATTGATAGCCAGCTCTACGCCTTCAAGAAGATGTGCGAGAGAAATCATAAGAACATTACCGCTCGTTACGACTCGTTACGACTCGCTACGACTGGTAACGACTCGTTACGACTCGTAGAAAAAGAAAAAGAGGAAAGGGAAGAAAGCGGAGAAAGAGAAGAACAGAAAGCAAAGCGCCCCCCTCAGACTCCCCCTGTAAAAGAAAGACAAGAAGAGAAAGAGGGGAAAGAAGGGAAAGCAGAAAAAGAACACACAGCGCGCGCGCGAGGATTTGTCCCGCCGACGCTGGACGAAGTGCGGGCCTACTGCCGGGAGCGAAACAGCCCCGTTGACCCTTACCAGTTTTGGGAATACTTCAATACCGGCGAATGGATTGACAGCAAAGGCCAGCCGGTTCGCAACTGGAAACAGAAACTTTTGACATGGGAAAGGATGGGATTAGGCCGTGGAGAACGTGCTGGACATGCTCCGCAGGGAGCAGGAAAGGTATTCGATATCCGGTACGACGTTTCAGATGACGAGTGACATGGAGAAATGCGGCCTGGACAACGTGGATTGCCCGGTCTGTCACAATTCCGGCACTGTCGTTGTCAAAGGCGAGTCCCCGCTTGAAATTCATTCCTTCCCTTGCCAGTGCATGAAAAAGCGGCTTTCCATCCGCTCTCTCAAAAAGGCTGGGATGGAGGACATGGCGCGGCGCTATACGATGGACTCATTCGTGGACGATACGCCGGTGAGACATGCGATCAAGGAAAAGGCGCAGCGGTTCATTGAGCAGGACAGCGGATGGTTCTTTATCGGCGGTCAGAGCGGCAGCGGCAAAACCCATATCTGCACCGCGATCTGCTCCGGGCTGATGGAGAAATTCGCGTCAATCGTCTTCATGCCATGGCGGGACGACAGCACGACGCTGAAAATGGTGATGAAGGACTTCGACCGCTATGAGGACATGATGAACCGCCTGAAACGCGCCCCTGTCCTGTACATCGACGACTTCCTCAAGGGCGGCACGACGGAGGCGGACATCAAGATCGCTTATGAACTGCTGAACGCCCGCTACAACAACGAGCGCCTGCGGACGGTCATTTCCAGCGAGTACGGGATAGGCGAAATCATGCAGATCGACGAAGCCCTTGGCGGCAGAATCTACGAACGGGCAAAAGGCTTTACGGTGAGAGCACCGAAAGAGAATTGGAGGTTGAGACAATGAAACGACTTTTTGTGTCGGCCAAATACCACGACGACGTGGTGCTTGGCTTGGAGAGCGAGCTTGTTTGCGCTCGCAAGGCAAACGAGGGCCTTCTTGAGCGTGTCGCCCAGGGGGAGGAGTACCGCGCCCAGCTTGAACGGGAAAACCGCGCCGTCCTCTCTGCAAACGTGCAGCTCCACCGAGAGAACAGCGACCTTATCCGTGAGCTGGAAGAGGCCAGACGCGACGCACGGCAGCAGCGGCTTTTGAGAGAGAGCCTTGAGGCCATGATCGGACGCCATCAGGAAGAAACGCGCGAAAGCGCCTGAAAAAGAAAGGAGAAAAACCATGGAGAACCAGACCGTCACAATGTCCCTTGAATACTACACCGCCCTTGTCGAGAGGGCCTGCAAGGCCGAGGCCGAGCTTGATGCTATGAGCACGAAATACTGGGCGCTCTACGCCGAGAACAAGGCATTGAAGGAGGCCAAACCGGCGGGGGAGGGAGAGTCGTGAGAATAATCAAGTTGATCCCCGATGTCGATTTTGACGTGCTTCGGAAAGACAATCCGTTTGAAATCGACGAGGAAAAAATTAGGCTTAGCTTTACGCACAAACACGGTTATGTCATGTACGCCGCAGGGCTGTTCGAGGATGACGAAGATATGCTTATGTGCTTGGGGAGCGAAGACTGCAAGCATTGGCGCTGGGCGTGTTATGATGGTTTCAGAGACTTTGAAAACGGCTGGTACGATCTCGTCGGGAAACCTCACCTGAAACCCAAAGTTCCTGCTAATATTGGGGATATTGGGAGGGTCGAATACACATGATCTACATCGGCATAGACCCCGGCAAGTCGGGATCGCTTGCTATCATCTGGAACACCGGAGAAGTTGAGCTTGTCCCCTTCGACAAAGCCGGATATGTCAACGCCATATCGAGGGCGAGCGAGACCGACGAGTGCAAATGCTGCCTCGAACACGTCTCAGCAATGCCGGGACAGGGCGTAACGTCCACGTTTAACTTCGGGGAGAACTTCGGGTGGTGTCAAGGTATACTTGAAGCCTGCGGCGTCTCATACGAGCTTGTGAGGCCCTTAAAATGGAAGCGGGAATTTTCGGTCACGGCGGACAAAAACAGCTCGATTGCCGTCTGTAAGCGTCTTTTCCCGGACGTGTCCCTCAAGAGGACGGAGAAATGCCGGAAGGACGACGACGGAAATGCAGAAGCGGCCCTTCTGGCAGAGTACGCAAGGAGGCGCTTGTAAAATGGCCTGTACTTTCTGCGGTAAAAAACCGGCGTATGCGAAAGGGCTTTGCATGGCCTGTTACCAGCGGCAAAGACGCAACGGCACTCTCGCCTACAAAAGAGACCGCCCGCGAAAATACGGCAATGACGTTGTCGGCATCCTGAAAAAGCGCTATCCCAAGTTTTCCAAGGTCGCCTTGTGCATGATCCGAAACCCGGAGTACGGCGTCGATCTCTCGGCGGATGCAAAGCGGCTGCTGCGGATGATGAAGAAAGAGGAATGAACTATGCTTCTTGAACAATGGCAGTTTATACCGAACGTGCCGCGCACTTATATGGTGTCAAACAGGGGCCGGGTCTTCTCCGTTCGTGCCAAGCGCATCATCGGCGCACATGACCGTGGAGACGTGACGATCTACATTGACAAAAAGCCGGTGGTCTGCAAGCCCGCGAATCTCGTCAAAGCGGCCTTTGGCCTCGCCTGCGGCGGCGTCAACGCCTGCGAAGACGCCGCCATGTGCTGGCGCTGCGGATTAAACCCGGAGGTCGGAGAAGATCGCCTCCGGCATTTGAGGGAGCGCGGCCTTACCAAAGCCCCAAATGGTATGCAGTATTTCAAAATCCTGCCCGAAGATTTGCGGGGGTATCAGGATATAAACTTTAAGGAGGATGAAACGAAATGACCGGAAATGAATACCAGAAACTCGCGTCTCGAACAATGGACTTACGCTGGACTTCCGGAGCCCAGACAATGCACGCCCTTCACGGTATGGTGGGGGAGATCGGGGAGCTTCACAGTCTCTACCAGAAGAGATACCAGGGCCATGACTTCGACGAGGAACACGCCAAAAAAGAGCTTGGAGACCTGCTTTGGTTTGTGGCTGAGTATTGCACCGCATGGGGCTGGGCCTTGGAGGACGTGATGCAGCTCAATATCGACAAGCTGATCGCCAGATACCCGGAAGGATTTTCAGAAGAAAGAAGCCTGCACAGAGTCGCAGGCGACATTTAAGGAGGAGACAAACGATGGGAGGAAAACCGCTAAATGCAGAGCTGTATGAGAAGATCGTCACTGACCGTCTCGTCTATGGCGTACCAGTTTCTCAGATAGCCAAAGAGATAGAGCGTAACCCGACTTCTGTCACCTGCGTCGTTGGCGCTTTTGAATGTGTGAGAGATCGGAATTGGGAAAGAGCGGCTGCAATGATCGTCAACTACAAAATTCCCGTTTCTCCGTTCTATTGGGCCGGTGAAAAGCTCAACGTTGAGATTCCGCAGTATCTCGAAGAAGTCTACGAAAAACGTAAGGCAGAAAAAGCAGCCGAGAAAGTGCAGAAACGCCAGCAGGCAGAGCAGCCAAAAGCTGCGCCTGTTTCCGAACCGGAGCCGATACCGGAGCCGGAGCCGAAGCCGAAGAAAGAGGACAACACCGGCCTTTACCTGATAAAGCTGCTGGAGGCTGTCAACCGGCAGAACGAGCTTCTGGAACAGCTCTATGATGTCGTGATCCCAAAGTGGGTAGGCGACATGAAGGACAATGTCAACTGCAACAGCGACGTGCTCAGCCAGAGCTTGAAACGGATAGACGACAAGCTGGAGGCTATCAAGATAAACGTCAGAAAGCGCGGGCTGTGACATGACCGAGTACGAGAAAGAGATTCAGGAGCTTCGCCGTGAGGTGAAGCTCCTGGAGGAGAAAAACAAAGAGCTGGAGCATATACACCAGCTTGATATGGCTGAGATAGCTTACCAGAGGCGGCAGATAGACTATTTGATGGAGACAAAATAATGAGCCTCGATAAAGCCATAGAGCACGGCAAGGAAAAGCGGAAGCCGTACAGAGGCAGTAAAGCCTTTGACCCCACATGCCGTAACCACGGCGGCTGTCCGTGGTGCGAGGAAAACCGGAAACATAAATTCAGAGACAAGGAGAAAGACTATCATGGAGGATATCAGGACGATTGTGGAGAAACGTCACAGCAAGAGCGTTGACAACAACTTCACTTACCACGCGCCGAAGCCGGGGCAGGCAGAACGGTATCAGACAATTCGAGAGATCGCGAAGGGGCTGGCGATGTTCATTGAAGACCACTGCCCGGAAAGCCGTGAGCGCAGTCTTGCTATGACGAATCTGGAGCAGGCTGTCATGTGGGCAAATGCAGCGATTGCGAGGAACGAATGAGGGTGGAAAGCTGATGTATGACGAGCTTATCAAGCGGCTGAGAGGTGTCGCAGAGGAAGTGGCTAACGATTACGATGTTGACCCATACAACGCAGAGCAGAGATGCTTTGTTATTGAGCAAGCCGCCTATGCAATTGAGGTACTGCAAGACGCTCTGCTCTTGATGGTTTTGCAATACTGCACCACGGATGACGGATTGCTGTATCACTCGTTTATGTCGGCAGGAGAAAATGCGTTTGCTGTGTTGGGCCTCAAAAACGGACAGCAAGCAGACCCGTTATGGGATAGGGTGCTTATTCAAAAGCTGCCGAAGGAGGAATGAGCATGAAAAGTAAAAGTTATTTGTTTACATATTGCTATGAAAACAGTAACCATACACTT